CCAGTCTGTTTTCACCGCCAAACGAGTCTAAAAGTCATGCTTAAGCCTGAACTGGTCATAGTTGGTCAACATACCGACGCAGACGGCTCTAATCGGCTGGAATCGGTTTTACAGACGGAATCACGGAAGCTTATTGGCTCTCAGACGCCTAGAATCTCTTCAAAGCTCAATGATTTACCGTCTAGAGGTCAAGAAGTCATTGACTTTGCTTCAAAGTGTGGGCTGGAGCTTATGCCGTGGCAAAAATTCGTTCTTATCAATGCGCTTAAAGTGAAGCCAGACGGCAGATGGGCTTCTCCGCTCTGCGTCACGGTTTGCTCGAGACAAAACGGAAAAAGTACAATTATGATCGCGTTGATTCTGACTCGGCTTTTTTTATGGAAAGAGCCGCTACAGCTTGGCTCGGCGCACGTTCTTACGACTTCGTTGGAGACTTTTCGTCATATAGTCTCGCTAATTGAAGCGAATGAATTCTTAAAAAAGCAAGTAAAGAAAATCCGGTGGGCGCATGGCTCCGAGGAAATTGAAACCGTAGATGGTTGCCGTTACGTCGTAAAGGCGGCGAACGCGGCGGCTCGCGGATTCGCTAAACCTGAAACCGTGTACATGGACGAGACGAGACAGCTAAAGGATCACGAAGCTTGGTCGGCTTTACGATATACCCAGATGGCGGCGACGAATCCGCAATTATGGACGTTTTCAAATGCTGGCGATTCACATAGTTTAATTTTGAATTCTCTACGCGATCGCGGAGTTGCTAGCGCGGCTGGAGTTGATGACGATATAGCGTACTTCGAATGGTCAGCGCCTACCGATAAGATTCTCGACGAGGAAAATTGGATCGCTAGTAATCCAGCGCTGGGCTACACAATTCACGAAGATAATATCCGCGCCGTTCTTAATGATCCACCGTCAGTAGTACTGACCGAGGTATTGTGTAGATGGGTTAACACAATTAGCGCAGCTATACCTCAAAATGAGTGGGACGAATGCGGGCAAGATGGAATTGAATTAGACAATGAGAAGTTGACGTGGCTAGCCATTGACTTATCTCCAGACAGGCGCGATGCTGCGCTGGTAGGCGCTCAAAAGAACGCCGACGACACTTTCAACGTAAAGCTTCTCCACACTTGGCATAATCCAATTTCGTTAGACGATAGAGCGATAGCCAATGAAGTCGCGCCATACGCCAGACAATATCCGACCGAATATGTGATTTTCTCCCGCCGTACTTCGTCAGCGGTTGCCGCTAGACTCCAACCCGCCGGAATTCCTATCGTGGACATAGATTCCGAATATGCTCAAAGTTGCGACGAGCTTTTATCGGCGATTACTTCGAAGAGATTAAAACACGGAAATCAAGAGGAATTAACTAAACAAATTCTTTCAGCCGTTGCGTTGCCGCGTGGCGATGGCGGTTGGGTTATCGGACGAAGAGCTTCAAGTGCCATCGTGTGCGCTTGCGTCGCCGCGGCTTTGGTTACTCATTACGCGACACGCCCAGAGACAGAGATAGACATTCTCTTCGGTTAGGTGTAAAGGTTTACCTTAGACTTACCGTCATGGGAATTCTAGACGTATTTACGGGCGGAAAAAAAGCCGCGCCAACGCCAGATACTTTTGACGTCGCAGCTTCTCTGGCTCCAGTTAATACCACTAACCAATTATTTAATTTCTTTGGTGGTGGCAATACAGCGACGAGAGCCGAAGCGATGTCAATTCCAACAATCGCTCGCGCTCGCGGAATTATCACGTCCAGCGTTGCATCAATTGAATTGGTTGTAAGAGATAAAGCAACGGAAATGGAAGTCGATGCTCCGCGTGTTATCAACCAACCCGATCCACGCATTCCGGGAACTGCGTTTTATACTTGGATAGCAGAAGATTTATTATTTTACGGTTACGGCTATGCCAGAATTACAGAATTGTTTGCGGACACGTTTCGCGTTAGATCGATGGAAAGAATTTCGCCTGATCGTGTAACTATTGAAACTAATTCGTTAGGAACTGAAATTGAATCTTATTTGGTCGATGGTTACGACGTGCCAGTTCAAGGCGTCGGAAGTCTTGTAGTTTTTTACGGAAATGACGAAGGATTACTTCGCAGAGCTGGTCGCACGTTACGTGCTGGCGCAGAATTAGAACGTGCCGCGGCGATGTATGCGGCTGAGCCAGTCCCCACAATGGTATTAAAATCAAATGGAACTTCTTTGCCCGCTGATCGTATTGCGAAGCTTTTAGAATCGTGGGGAAGTGCTAGACGCAATCGTGCCACGGCTTTTCTCAATGCCGACGTGACTTTAGAGACTTTAGGATTCGATCCAGAGAAGTTACAGTTAAACCAAGCGCGAAGTTATGTAGCGACAGAATTAGCGCGCGCCATAGGTATTCCAGCTTATTACGTTGACGCCGAATCTGGATCAAGTATGACGTACTCCAACGCTTCAACCGCGAGGCAAAGTCTCGTCGATTTTTCTTTGCTCCCAGTAATGAAACAAATAGAGTCGCGGCTTTCAATGAGTGATTTCGTTCCTGCGACGCAAGAAGTAAAATTTAATTTAGACGAATACTTGCGCGGATCAGCTTTAGAACGCGCACAGATTTACGATATTTATAATCGACTCGGCGTACTTAGCGCCGATGAAATCCGAAGAATGGAAGACATGATCCGATGAAACTAACCGTACCGATTACGCTAACCGCGACAGATTCAATCGCTCGCACAATTACCGGGCGAGTATTAACTTGGTCAGAGCAAGGTCGCACGTCCGCGGGATTAACTTCATTCATGACGGATTCAATTAAACCGAAAGCCGTCAAATTAAATCTTGAACATGATCTAACACGTCCAATCGGTCGCGTCGTTGAAATGGTTTCAACGCCAGAAGGCTTGAACGCGACGTTCAAAATCGCGGAGACGACGGCTGGAACAGACGCGCTCATAGAAGCTAGCAGCGGTCTCCGCGACGGTTTTAGTGTCGGCGTAAAAGTAGATCAATGGAAAAACGTTGACGGTGTTTTAATTATTGAACAAGGTTCACTTGAAGAAGTCAGCCTTGTAACTGATCCAGCCATAAAGTCCGCGATGGTTACAGATGTAGCGGCGTCCGAAAATTCTGAATCTGAATCAAAAGAATCAGAGGCAGAAAATCCAACAACAACCAAACCAGAAGGAGACGAAGTGGAAACCACTCCGACCGTTCCAGAAGCTTCCGCCGAAACGGTTGAAGCCGCTTCACAGAATGTGCAGGCGACTAATCGCCCAGTATTCTTTACAAAACCACGCAGCCCAATTGTAAATATGGGATCTTGGGTTGAACATTCAATCAAGGCGCAGTTAAATCCTAATTCAGATTCCGCGCTATACGTCAAAGCGGCAACTGATGATCTCGGAAGCACAAACCCAGCTTTCAATCCGACTCGCCAACTAAACGAAGTCATCAATGGTTTAAGCAACGCAACACGCGGAAACATTGACGCAATCAGTCGCGGAAATTTGCCCGACGCTGGGCTTAGTTTTGAAATTCCAAAAATTTCAGCCATAGCCACAGTCGCAGCCGTCGCAGAATCAGGCGCGGTTTCAAATACTGGAGTTACTAGCTCCTTCCTGACTGTCAGTATCAGTCGCTACGCAGGTCGCAACATACTCACAACAGAAATCATTGAACGCAGTTCGCCAGATTTCTTCAACGAGCTTGTTTCAATTATGGGTTCAGCGATGGCGTTAGCACAAACCAAAGCCGTTGGAACAGCATTATTGGCAGGCGCAACCGCTGACGCAACTCCAACAGCTAATACAGCCGCTGGATTACTTGGCTTTACTTCACGATCTAACTCAGCAATTTACGGATCAACACAAAGATTCGCTAGATCGTTAATTGTTTCACCTGATCAATGGTCAAACATTATGGGGTATAACAATTCAGGTCAGCCATTATTTAATGCTTACCAGCCTTCTAACCAAACTGGTTTAGTAACTGGTCAATCACAAATCGGGGTTGTCGCAGGCTTAAATTTTTATGTGGACAATTCTGGCGTAATTACTGGTACAGGTGATGATTCAATGGTTGTGGTTGAACCTAATTCTTATACTTGGTATGAATCTCCTAATTACCGCTTAGATGTAAATAAGCCATCAGATGGAACTGTCGAAATTTCCATAAATTCATACGGTGCGATCGCTACCAAAATTGGCGCTGGCGCTAGGAAATTTAACTTTACCTAAGCCGTAAAAAACTAATCATCGGTGGGAGTCGCTCCCGATTCCTACCGAGCCGAAGTGAGAGGACGAAGAGAATGCCAATTATTACCGCATCACAATTAAGGACAGTACTCGGCGTCTCTTCGTCTCTCTACTCCGACGCATATCTTGATGAAATAATTGGATCAGCCGAGCAAGTAATTCTTCCGCTTTTGACTGCAAATCAAGCCGCCGTTGCTGGAGTTTATTTGACCGATGATGTTGCTTACTATGTGACGCAACGCCCGCACGGTTTCGTTGAAGGTCAATCCGTCGTCTGCTCCGAAATCGTGCCAGCGACTTTTAACGGAACGTTTACAATCACTACAGATTCACAAAGCAATCCTTATATTTTTTCTGCGGCTTTAGTTAACGCCGATATAATTCGCCGCGGCGTAATTCCAGCGGGAGTCGCTTACTTATCAGGAGCCAACGCCGCAACACTTTACCAAAACACCGACGCGGTTGAATCCGCGATGTTAATTGTTAGCGTGGAAATCTTTCAATCCATTACTGCCGCAGGCGGGCAAATTGAAGGCGTCGATTTTCAACCGTCCCCGTTCCGCATGGGTAGATCACTCCAAAATCGTGTAATAGGTTTATTAGGAAATTATGTCGATGTCGAAATTATGGCTCAATAAATGCCGACTCCAACTTCGATAAAGGCAAACGTTCGCGATGTACTGGCGAGCGCTTTAAGTGGTGTCGCGGCTTCGGTTTATAGTTCCGTTCCAGAAGCCGTCATTCCGCCAGCTTGTATGATAATTCCCGGAGCGCCGTATCTAGAAAGCACTTTAATAAGTGGATCAGTTACAAAGGTTAAAATCAATTTTACAGTCACCGCCGCGGTTGCGTATAACTCCAACGCGGGCGCTCTTGATAACTTGGAGCAACTAATAATAAGCATTCTCGGCGCTATGCCGCCGGGATACGTCGTCGGGAATGTAGATCGCCCCGCGATTACTTCGGTCGGTGCTAGTAATTTACTGGTAGCGGATTTAGACGTTTCGACCTACTACACACAACAGACAATATAAGGAGCAATAATGCCAACAACAATCGTTACGGGTCGCGATATTACTTTCACGATCGATTCAGGTACTTACGACGCACAAGCAACGTCAGCGATTCTTACTTTAGAATCAACGATTCAAACTTTTCAGACATTGGACGGAAAAGCTTATTACACGACGGATTCGCAAGGATCTTTCGAAGTCGAAATGCTCGCAGACTGGGGAGCCGCAAGCTCTCTATGCGAAGCTCTATGGACTGCCGCTTCGGGTGCGCCACAGACTCCACTTGCCGTCGTTTTAGTTTCCGCGACTGGCGCTTCCTTCGCTTTCGATGTTCAACCAATTTTCCCAACAGCGGGCGGAGCGGCTCCAGATGCTCAAACTGTATCGCTCTCGTTTACTGCCGTGACTACTCCAGTATTAAC